TGTGGGCTATCTGCTCATCAATCAAGCCGTCTCTTGCCCAGCCTTGAATCTTAATAAGGCCATCTTCAGACAGCCATTCACGATATTTGCCTTTTGCCATAGCCTTATCCTTTCTACGTCATACACACATTGTTTTAATTTTTTTCGCCTATATAGTATATATATTTAAATATATTATGTAATTAATTATTATTACTACTTAGATATTATCTATACTGTAGATAGGAGTGTTTCCACGCCTTGTATTTGGCACATCGAACACCTGGACACATGTGTACTGTGTCTGGCTCACTGTAGAAACAATGAAAACACGGACTCAATTCTGCGCGTTTCTCGGCATCGTGTTTTCCGTGGATGGGTGTTTCCTCGTACTCGTCCGACTTCGCGTTGTTTGGTGCGTTCCTGTTTGCGACGCGCTGTTTTCTTTCCACAAGGCTTGCCTCGCTGTTTTCTTTCTTGCGCATTTCTGCGATTTTGATGGCTGAATTTCATATTATTTTTACCTCCATTCTGTACTTGAAACGTCTTTTTTTATGTTTCGATTATATTTTTGCTGGTTTTTTATATACATAATTGGCACTTTTGTGCGGTTTATGTCGTGATTTTGCTGTTTTTGAAATTAAAAAAGCGACCACGCTGGAGGCTTGCTTCGTGATCTGTGCGATTTGGTCGTGGGTTTCGCGTCCACCTGCCTGGTGGCTTCGCGCTTTGCTCCGGATCATGATGTTTTACAACGAGGAGATTGTCGGAACCTGTGCTTGTCAGACCTTCAAGCTCGCCTACACAAGGAGGACCGTAAACCGCTTTTGCGGCTCGACGTTGGTCTGATAAATTTCTTCAAATATCAACATGAAAAAGAAACTAAAAACCGGCAGGTTCTTCTTCCTGTCGGCTTCTAGTGTTTTCTGAACGATTGCAATTTTAGAAAGGATTTGATTGTCTATGCCAGATAATCAACTGTGAAGAGAGCGAACATTCTCTCTTCATTGACCATTATACACAAAAACTTCACTTTATTTTTATAGACTTTTAGCCATTTTGTCGAGTATTTGGTTTCTGCGCCAATAAACACCCGGAATTGTGATGTTCATTGCATCGGCGATTACCCTTACTGGTAACTTGTCCCAGTATAGCATTTCTAGCAGTTCAACCTCTTCATCACTCAATCCGTATAGCATGCGATCTACGTCGTTTACGTTCTCTTCTGCTTGGATCTTCTTCCTGTACAATCTTTCAAGCTGCGCTTCTATCTCGCTGGGTGTCGGCCCTTGAGCAAAACCACTGGAGGCTCCCTGCTCTGGTCGCGGTTGGTTTCCTTTTGCTGTTATTGTTTTGATTTTAAATTCGGCATATTGATCGCCTGCGTCAAGCATGCGTTCTATGTTCTGGCGGAAGTTCTGCAGTTGGTGGTGGACCTCTGCAGTTCTGCTATTCATCGCCATTATTCCTCCCCTAAATCCGCAAGCATGATTTTTCTTGCTTCGATTTCATCATCAATGATTTCTAAAAATCTTTGTGCAATACTTTCAGGAATAAACTTATAGTCAGAGTCCCAAATATCAAGCAGACCATTATTTTCCTTACAAACAATTCTTCTGAAAAATTTTATTTCTTTTGTTGTTCTTACAAACCATCCAAATTTACACATCTTAGGATCGTATTTTCTCAACTCTTCCAACTGTTCGATTTCTTCTTGTAGTCTGTTTCCCTCTTTTAACTGTTCAGGTGTCATTCTTCCACACTTTCTAATTTGCACACCATTTGGGTTTCTTTCTGTATTTCATAGCCCAAGTTCCTCCAATTTATACAACGTATTTATCCCCATACCTTTATACATTTCGCCTTTTTCGAAGTATGGAAATGAAATAACTCCATTTTCCAAACTGATTTCTAAATATTCTCTTTTTTCTATTTCTGAATATATTTTATAAACGTATTCCACTTTTTTCCTAAAAGGCTTTATCACTGCTGATAAATAAGCCTTTTCTTTATCTGTAAGAATTGTAGGTTTGCGTTCTTCTTCATCATCTTCTTCTAACCATTCAAGAAATTTTTTCACTCCAGATTCATTAGCGTATGCATACTCTTTTACAAGTTTTCCGTTATATTCAATTTCGACATAAGTAATATCGCTATCAAGTCTAGTTTTGCCCGGTCGTTCTACTATGTGTAAGTGTGATAGATTATATTTTTCTTTATTCTTCATAGTCCTAAGTCCTTTAAAGAAACAATGCTTTCAATTTCTACTTCGATAGAAATAGTTTCATAATATGGATCATAATCTAAATCAAATTTTCCGCATGACCAACGAGCAATAGCGTATATACCACTAGTTGTTTTCAATAAATATTTTTCATCTTCGTTGAATGGAAATGGTTGTAATAATGATGTCTTTGTTGTCTTTTCTTCTGTTGTATTAGTTATTTTCTTCATATTTCCTCCACCAATCTGAATTTTTTAATACGCAATTGTTCTCTGTTGATCCTGTTATGTCGATTTACATAAATCTGCAAGAAACCCATTGTTTTGTAATAAGTCCTCTCTGTGCTGCTTCCGCGAATAGTCTGTATGTTTCCATCTCGATCGACTGCACAGTAGACAATCTTCGGATTCTTATACGGTCCACGTTTTTGGATAGTTTCCATTTTCCAATCTCCTATTTTCCACTCTGAGTTTCTGGATAAATCATTCTCCGTGCAATCTCTGCAGCTGCCTTTTCGTTTCCTTGCATTTTTCTAATTTCATAAATATCTTCGAGGCATGCGTTCAATGAACTGCATTGTCGCTGTGCGATGAACTTCGGTCCTTTTAGCCCTTGCGTTCTCTTCATGACTAGCCACTGACCGTTGTCATCGTGGACGGCGTAATAACCACCATCCAGATAAATCAATTCGAGATTATTTCTTTTTTTCTTGTTGTTCTGCTGTTTCATATTCTTATTTCCTCTCACTCATTACAAACGGCGCGTGGATTAAATCATCAATTAAGTATGTCGTATACTTCTGCATTGCTTTGAATTCTCCGTTTTTTCTTACCTGCAGATACATGTGTTCATCGTAATACACGCGTTCCTCTAGGCCGTGCTTTGTAGGTTTGTGGATCATGCGCTGGCGGTCGAATTCTAACAAATTGCTATCGCTCACCAGCGTAACTTTTACGCATTTATGTATCTCTTTGTATCGGTGCAGGATTGCTCTTGCTTCAACCGGTAGGCTTGGGATTTTGTCGCCTTGTTCTGCGCTAACTTCTGGCATGCTTCCCCGCCGCCTTGTCTGTTTCAATTTCCATTAACGCCTGGATTAGTGCTGTTTTATTAACTGCTACTCGTCCGATTGTGTTGAACGGATAATCTGGGTTTTCCTCGCGGATATAAATCTTTTCATCGTTTGCTGAAATTCTAAAGCGTTGGTTGTTTTCTCTATCGTTGATTATAAATTCCTTTTTCATAGTAATTTTTTTATCCTTTCTCCTATTTCTTTTGCAATTGGCACAGACAATCCGTCACCAGCTGCTTTATATATTTGACTGTCTGATATGCCTGCTTGAATGAGTTTGTCTGTGTATTCATCGGGTACACCCTGAAGTCGCATGCATTCTTTTGGTGTTAGTTTTCTTATGACATATTCTTCGCCATCTTGGATAAATACACCTTGATTGCATGATCTATCTAATGTTTGTGCAACTTCTTTTCCAACTCTGCCCCTACGTGTTGTTGAGTTAGGGAAAGCCAGGTTGATTGAATCGCCAATCGTTGCTTTCTCGTACCCCCCCATCGTCGCAGATTTAACTAATACATGCGGTTCTCTCCCACCACCTTGCATTGTGTTTAGACAAGGTGATAAGCCATCTGTTTCATAAACTCTGTAGCAACTAGAGTTATCTCTGTTGCTATTGCTTAATCTTCCAACCTGCACAATCTTTGGTTCTTTATAATCAGTTGCGGTAAGGCAACCCATCAATCCGTCATCACCATAAATATATTTTCGTTGTTGTATTTTTCTGTTGGGATTGGTTGAACCGACTATGTTTATCTTTGTATTACTATCTTTTCCATCTGTGCTTGTGATAGGCAGTATTTGCTTGCTACCACATTTTCTAAGATGTCCGATAGTATAGACTCTTTCCCTATTCTGAGGCAGTCCGAAATTTTTTGTGTTAAGCACCTGCCATTCAACGTCATACCCCAGTCCATCCATTGCAAGAAGTATGGATAGGAAGTCGTATCCGTTGTTGCTTGATAACATTCCCTTAACGTTTTCGTAGACCAACCATTCGGGTTTATTCTCTGCTTTTTCTTCAATGAGCCTAAAGACTTCACCGATAAGGCTTGATCTATCCCCCCCCAGTCCTTTTCTAAGCCCTGCAAGTGAGAAGTCTTGGCAGGGCGCTCCGAAGAACCAAACATCACATCTTGGAATGTCAGCTGCTCGTACATCTCGGATGTCACATCCTTCTGGTATGTTTCCATGTATGATTTCATATTCCTTTCTTTTGTGTTTATCGAACTCGCAAGTGTACACGCATTTGAACCCCGCTTGTTCCATTCCCATACGTGCCATTCCCACGCCGGCAAATAAATCAACAAATGTTAGTTCCATGTGGTTTTCTCCATATCATTTGTACTTCTGTTTCTGTTAGTGGATTATCTGGATCTGCGTATGTGTTCCACCAGGTTTGCAGCTGCTCTTTTGTTTCTGCGTCATGTGAAGCAATGATTGCGGCACATCTCATCAATGCGTTTCTTCTATGTGCGTAGTCTTTGAAGCCTGTGATATGTGCTTTAACTTCGTTATCCGTTGCATGTTCATACAGATAATCAAGCAATCCCCACGCTGTATTTGGTCGGCACGCTGCGTATGCCTTTCGAACTTGGTCGTCTGTGAAATCTTGGAAGTGCAATTGAAAATCCAGGTGTGGGGTTGTTTGTTTGAAAAAATCTATTGTCTTTTGGCCAATCAAAATGGGCACTTCCCCTCTTTTTCCAAATCTCCGAACGTCTTTGCATCAACCTGCTCTCTCATGTAGTCAGGCATTTTAATCACATTACCTCTCTGTCTGCTTGTGCTGAATTGACGCCTGTTCCAATTTTTGGCTGTTGCTTTCCAGTCTTTCATGTGATTTTTTCCAACCATCCAGCCGTTGCTCTCGTAGTAGTCATAGAAATACTGCGGATCCAGATTTGTAAGATTTAATTCATGCGCAAACTTTTTGATTTCTTCAACTGTAGGTTTTTTGAATTGTTTTCTTTTTTTGCCTGCAGCAGCATCGCTGGTTTCGGTTTGGATAATAGGTACCTCTTGCGTGTGGGGTGCATCTGCATCCCCTATATTCTTTTCTATCCTATCCTTACCTATCCTATCCTTACCTAACCTATCCTGTGTCGACGGCTCGTCCACGTACTCGTCACAAAGTTGTAACAGCGTCATTTTTTTGACTGTATATGCATTGTTTTCATCAAGCATCAGCTGCTCTTTTTCGTCTTTGTATTTTGTTTCAACATACGTGTCTTTTCGGATGTAGTTGTGAATTTTCCAATGCTTAATAACTACGACTCCGCTATCAAATGGGATTATAAATTTCTTCATGATCAAGATATTCATATCGTCGCTTGACGCGCCTGTTATGCGCATTGTCTTTTTTGGTGAATTGACAAACCCATCATCATCGGCTCGCATTCCTAAATCGTAATAAAGTAACCTTGCTGTCACCGGCATATCGAGAAATGCATCGCTGTCAATTATGGTTTTTGCAAACATTCTTCTTTCTGCCATTAGATCATCCCTCCGGCTTTCTTACAGACGAATGTCTGCACTCCTGTTGCTCTCTGTACTGCTTCTTTGAACTTAAATTGCTGCGCGTGCCTGTCGCTTAAATGCATCAAAAATATAGCCTTGCACTTGGTTAGATCTAACCTTTGCAGGTGCTTTATGCAATTTGTTAAACTCATGTGGCTGTTGATTATTCGCTCGTATCTGTACACGTTTTTTGCGTCGTGTTCTGCCTTTGCGTTTTCTAGTGCGAAGTGTAATACCTGGCCGTCATAATTGGCCTCAATCATTACGTAGTCAAACTGCAATCCGTCCATTTTGGCCTTATAAAACTTGGAGTCATTTACGAATAGTATTTTTTCGACGCCTGTGCTTATAACGAAGCCCAGTGGTTCTTCGGCGTCGTGTTCTACCTCGAATGGGATAACCGTCGTATCTAGTGCTATGACCTTTGTCGTGCCTGCTTTTAGCGTTGTTTCTGGATCGCCTGCTGTAATGTATTGATTGGCATAAACCCGCGCGCCTCTGCGTTTGAAATCTGCTACTGATCGGCAGTGGTCGGCGTGTCCATGCGTTACGAGCACGCCGTCAATCTCTGCCAAGTTGATTTGATTGATTGCTGCCTTTGCAGATATTTCTTTATAGGGCAGCCCTGCCTCCAGTATCAATTTAACCGGAGGTTGGGCGCCTTTTCTTTGTAACTCAATGTAGTAACTGTTTCCTGCAGAGGAACTTCCGAAACATATCATTTTCATTTTTTCGCGTCCTCTCTATTCTGCTGCTAGAATGGGCAGTCGTCTGCAGTAATTTCCTGTACTGTTTCTGCTGCTGGTGCTGCCTTTGCTGTTGCTTTCTTCGTGGTTGTACGTGTTTCTTTCTTTGGTTCTTCTGTTACTTCGTTGATAACCTCGCCTGTGGCTTCGTCAAATTGCACTGTATGCGCGATTTGTTCCGTGCCGGCATGTTGTTCAACCTCTGCCTCAAGCGCCGCTTCTGCGTCAATACGCGTGTCACGTGGCGTGTCGTCAATTGTTTCTGCATAGGTTAATTCTTGGAATGCAGAACTGAATTCCTTAGGATAACGTCGTGTTGCGTTGTTTCTCATCTTTCGCAGGATCATGCTTTCGCGGCTGTGTGGTGCTGCCCATGCTGGACTCATAATCTTCAAACATTCTTGGTCCGCAAATAATTCATCAAGTGTCATATTTGCAATGCGTTCTGTTAGCTTTGCTTTTGCCGCGTCTGTATAGTCCTTGTTTTTCATGACGTTCTGATTGATGTGTGCCAATAAGTTAATTGTTACGCCCTCACGCTCTGCGATACTCCATTCAATCTTTCCGTCTTTTTTCTCGATTGGATATACAACTTTCATAACCTTGCTGTAGTAGTCTTTCGGTTCCCATGTAGGCGGCGTAATGTCTAATCCGTTAAAACTTGGATAAGTGAATTTATCGTGTTCACGAATTACCCAGAAATCGTGAAGTTTTGCAACGTTAACTCCGTATTTGCGGAGCAGCTTGTCGTTGCCATCTCCCTCAATTCCGAACTCAAATTTCTTGCCCCAGTTGTTTCCTATCTTCTGATTTCTTGTAATTAAGTAGCATTCGTGTGGTTCTGCAGTTACATTGAGTCGGAGCATCGTTACTTTCTGCAGAATCTGTATGATTTCATTTCTATCAAAACTGTTTAGCTGCAGTCCGTCTTTCGCTGCAAGATTGAACATTGCGGCAATCATGTTGTTGCCACATGCCATCTGCTCGGCATCAAGTTGCACACGATTGTTGGTTGCAATCGTCCCTATCTCGCCCATGTAGTATTCTTGGGCTTTCCCTAGTCCAGTTGATGATTTGAAACTTAATTGATTGCTTCCGGTTGTTGCTGGAACGGATGCTTTCCCATACGATATATTGCTTGTTTTTTCAGTCATATTATTAGCCTACGATTACCTTTCCGGATTTGATTTCCTCTTCTAATTCTTTTGATAAATATTTGATTATTGACTGCTGACATTGATATTTCCATGCGCCACCATCCGCGTCGAACAGTGCTACTTCACCGTTTTTGTTGATTCTCAGCAAGAACTTTTCAAGTGGTTGCGAAACCTCGTAGAACGTTCTGATTGGAATTAAGTTGATCAGCGGTGGCAATGTCACAAAACCTTTTAAATTCACACCTTCGCTGGCAACTACTGTTTGCGTTATTCCGTCGTCTCCAATTTCAATCGATGTATCTTTTGATAACTTGCTGATCATTGCAATCAGCTTATCTTTGTTCCCTGCATCATCCTGTACGAAGCATGTTTGCAATTGAATAATCATTGCTTCAACGCTAATGTACTGATTGAAGTAAATATCCGGTGACTGTGCAAATGCCATGAATGGTCTTTGTCTGTCTTTGTTAACATCGTATGATGTGTACACATACACGCTCTGTTCTTCGACGTTTAGTAAAAGTGGTAGATTGTGCTGATCACCTAATTCATTTTTTACGTTTGCAATCAGCATTGATAAATTCTTGACCGATAGCGTTTCACATTTATTAACTTGTGGTCTGATTAGTCTTAAATTTTTTTCTGTATAGGTATCATTCCCAATTTTAATCTCATCTTTTTTTGCTGCATTTGTTACTAATTCTTCGATATATTGCATTGCTTCTCTAATCATTTTTTATTTACCTCTTCTTTCTTAGACTGCATTCCAATAACAATTATTTCCGGCTCTGCGATGTCTCCTGTTAAATTGATTTGCCCAGGTAGTACATCCATGACTTCTCTCAATATAGGAATGATTTCCCCTGTCTTTTCGTCTACCTCTTGGCTGTTGAATAATGTCGTTTCAATTGGTGCTGTTGGTTCAATTTTGCTTTTCAAAGTTGTTGACATTGTTATTTTCTTTCGGTCATTATTTGGTACAAAATTTACCGTGATTGTCATGCTTCTTTTTTTCGTTGGTGCAGTGTTAATATCGGCGATGTTTGCAATGATTCTTTCCAATTCCACATCTGCTGCTTCTAGGATTGCTCCATGACATGCTTGCAAAACTGATTTTTTTACTTTAACCATTTTTTATTTTCCCCGCTTTATCTACCTTTCTTCGCTACTAGCGTTAGTTTCTTGTGCTGTACATCGTTGACCTTTGTCGTGATGATCTGTGCGTTAGTTTCCAGTGCCTTGAGGCTCTGTGTATCCAACTTGTCACACTCGTCAAAGATGAATGGTAAATCTTCAATGTTTAACTTTTTCTTAATGCATTCTGCGATGTAAATACCGGCAATGATCTGCTCACTTCCAGATCCATTCAGGAATGGTGTTTCTTTGTCACATACTGATGGATAACACACTTCGTTCCAGCTGCCTTCTTTAATATTGTTTTCTATCAAGGTGAAGTGAACCTTTGTTCCGAAAACTGACTCAATGCGTGCCTGAAATGCCTGTAGCTTTAATTGGATAAATCTTTCTACCAATGCGAGACTCTGTTCGCAATTCATAAGGCTCTTTTGTTCTGCTTTGATTTGTTCCTGAACCTTTGCAATCTGTTCTTGATTTGCTGTGAATGCATGGTGTTGATTGAGTGTTTGTTGCGGTAATTCTTTCTGTACTTGCAAGCGTGCAATCGTATCATGCATGCTTGTGTCTTGACTCTCTATTAATCGTTGGTTTTGCAGTTCCTTTTGTTTTTCTAAAACCGCTGATTTCAAGTTATTTAACTCTATGCTTGCAATGTATGGTCTTTCACTGATTGCACGGTAGTCATTTTCACATGCTTGCAGTGCTTCGGTTGCTCTGTTCATAGCACTATGTGCAGGTGCTTGTTTTAGTTCGATTTCCTTGCTTTGCTTCTGCAGTTCTTCAAGTTTGAACTGTGCATTTTGAAGTTCAAGCGAAGCGTTTTTCCCATCGTTTAATAATTGTTCAAGGCGCTCATCGTGGCGTTGTTTCTCTGCCTCAATTGCATCTTGGTTGAGTACATGACCGCAGTTTGGACAGGTGATTTCTTCTGTCTGTAATGACTGCGCTTTCGTATTCTTGTACTCGTTTCTTAATCGTTCGAGTCGCTTTTCTTTATCGCCGATATACAGTTTCAATCGGTTAATTTTCAGGTCGATATCTGTTGCTTCATTATCGATTCGAATAACCTCGTTTCTGGCATCGTCTTTTGCTTTCTGCGCCTCTGCAATCTTAGCTTGAGCATTTGCTCGTGCCTCTCTAACACTCGCGTTCTGCGCATTATGCTCGGCTCTCTCGGCCGTTTCCATATCAAGCGCCTGTTGTTGCAATTCTGTAAGTTCCTTCTGAAGTGCATCGGAGATCGATGTATCTTTCTTACCGGCCTTTGTGTTGGCAATTGCCGCGTCGATGTTTTCAATCTCCACCTGCGTTGCTTGCAGATCTTCTGGCGATACGTCCTTAACCATCTGCAATCCCACGATCTGACTCTCTAGGCGTGTGATATCGTTGTTAGAATTATTGATCTGCTGTTTGTAATATTTCTTAGTTTGGTCAGTGTTATACCAGTCCTGTGCCAGTCTGTTTGCGACCGGTTCCAACTCTGGATTTTCGTTAATGACTGCCGTGTTTTCTACGTCACCGACTAGTTCAATGATGAATTGTCTAGTTACTTTCCAATCGTTTTTGGCTAAGTAGTATGGATCCATAACTGCGCGAAGTAGGTCGAATTTGGCGATGTCTGTTTTTCCGTCAACTCCGAACTTTTGCATTAGTTCTTTTTTGGCGTCTGTGACCTTTGTCTTAATGTCATCTATGTAATAATCGGTGTTGTGTCCGGTCATTGTTTCTTCTTCGCTTCCACGCGTTTTCGTCCACTTTTCGTAGAATTCTTTTTTGAGTTTGAATGTATCGAACTCTAACTCAACGCTCACCTTTTTCTTGGCGTCGTCTAGTGGTTTGAAACTTGCGTAATCGCTTGAGCCATCCATCAGGAAGTCTGTAATCGCCCAGTAAATTGCCAGGATTGTGTTTGTTTTTCCTTGTCGGTTCGGACCCTCAAATATGTTTACATCTTCGAGGTTATATTCCGCATGTCCGATATTGCGGAAGTTGTCTATTGTTACTCTGTTGAGCTTCATTGTTAAATTATTCCTTTCTCTTTCTAAAGTTCATCAAACAACGATACTTGATCTTTCATGCCGAGTACCTTTCGTACTCTTCGAGTCTGCTTTAGCATCGTGAATGCGCGTCTATCGTTATCCATGATTGACTTTTTTATTTCTGCTTTGTCTCTTGTTAATTTGTAGCCATGTTTGCAGCTGTGGACGACGTATTCATCGTTCTGTCTGTCGTCGTATGCTTGATTGAATATCTGAATGCATTTGCGCAGCATGCGCTCGTTTAGTTGTATTCCGAGTGATTCATTGTGTTTTAGAATTAATGTCGATTCCGCCTGCAATCATTACCATAGATCAATGCCTACGATGTGAAGAATTACTGTCAGCATTACTGCAATAAAGAATCCATATATTACGGTTGCTTCCACTAAATCTCTTAGATCTAATCTATTTTTCGTCATCTTCTGCCAACTTTCTAAGACCATCAGCTAGCTTCTTAGCTGCCTGTTCGATTGCTTTTTCAAGTTCTTCATGGTTTAACTTGTTGTTTGAAATCTTCCCATTTTTGGCGTAATCTTCCGCTTTCTTGATTGCCTCTTCTTTACTTCCGCAATCTTCGCTACACACATATGCGTTTTGGGCGATTAAATTTGCTAAATTCTTTATTTTTGGATGCTCATCTAAGTACTTCAGAAGTGCCGCGAATTCGAATGCGACATCTCGTTCTTTTCCACGCACTGATAGTGCTAATGCTCCCTTGTGATTTTCTACTGTAATCATTTTTTGTTTTCTCTCTTTCTGTGTTAGAATTTGA